TTGGGCGCATAGTTCCTTCTTATCGAAAGAACTGTTCCGCTACCTTCTTCAACAGTTACGATGTAAGGTAGCTTGATACCAGATGGCTCACCATCTGGACCAATGTCTTCAAAGCCTTCTAAATCTAAATCAACATGACACTCAAGAAGAGTATACATCGTTTGTTGTTTTCCAGATTTTTTAGTGCCTTCTAATTCTTTTTCTTTTTTTGAAATCTCGTCGTTTGTTGTAATACCTGGTGGACTTAGTTCTACATCAGAATAAAATCCTGCCACTTGTTGTTTTCTTAAATCATTTTCAGATATTTTAATAATGTGAATAATAGATTCAGCATCATCTAAACTATTTGCTGTGTAAGGTACAATTAGATCATCAGCAGGTACAAACTTAGACACAGCTCTACCAATCATTGAATCATAATAAACTTTTTTAAATGTAGATCCTGCTAATGGTAAATGAAATAACATCGAATCAAACTCTGGCTCATACTCTTTCATCTGATCCATGATTTGATAATTCATGAAATCTTTTACTCTTTGAGCTTGTTGTTCTTTTACAGGCGTAGGGTTCCCAAGTATCTGCGTTCTCACCGGACCGTCTGCTGGTAATAACTCTTTGTATGCAGTTGCTTGAAACTGTGTAACAGCTTCAGCCAACACAGGGTGCGTTGCACCAGAAGCTCCTTGAAACGGCTCCGTTCTATTTTCGTATTTAAATCCTAATAGGTCAAGTCCTTCTGTGTAAGATTTTTCCCAATCTTTTCTGGACATCTTGTAGTCCATATAATTAGATTTCATTTCAGAACCCAGAGGCTCTAAAACATCGTCGGGTAAAATATCTGCTAAATTATCAAAATGATTTTCAGTGCCAGGTATGTTTATTGAACCTGGTTCAAAGTTAAGAGTCACACCACCATCTTCTTCAGGTGTAACTTCAACAGGTTGTTGTTCTTTGATTTCTTCCTTAACCTCGACCTCTTCGCCTGGAACTTTAATTTCGGTACGAGTATTCGGAAGTCCTTTATCTATATCTGCCATTTAAACTCCTATACTTTTCTAACACGTTTATTTTTTAAAAACAAGCCGTGTGGGTTCGGCCCACTTTTTGGTGGTGGCCCTGACTTTACACCGCCCCCGTTTGACTTTTTTAATCTCTTTAATTTTTTTCTCACTATTGCCCCAACATGTAAGCTAAACCACCGCCAGCTCTTTTTATTGAGTCCTCTCCAACTTCTCTTAAAATATCTTCTATGGATTCTAAACCATCATCAACATCTTTTAACTTACCTTCATAGTCTGGTCTAACAGTTACCTCTTGATAATCTTCTGGTAGGATGCCATCCTCTGTAGATTTTTTAGATCTGTAAGCCATCACTTGTTCATCTTTAACACCTTCAACAACATCATCACCAACAGTCATAGCTCCTTGTCTTGTTTTTTTAACAACAATATCTCCGGAAGATAAATCTTCTACAAGCTCGTAATCTTTGTATTGTTTTCCGATTTGTCTTTCAGTGTCCGTGAGCCCTGGAGCATCGTCCCCTAATCTTTTAATTTTATCTACAAGTTTTAAAAAATATGCTGGAACTTGTGTGACTCTTCTTGCAACTTCTGGATTCTCTGCAACTTTAACTGCAGGTTTTACAAATTTACCAAGAACAGGTATGGACGCTAGTCCACCTAAAATTTTCATAAACGTTCTTCGACTTGGATCTGGTGGTCCACCATCTTTTAGTCCTATAGGCATACCTAATAATTTATAGATTTGTATTAAACCTTCTAGTCCTAGTTCGCCCGCTAACGTTTCTTTGAAACCTGGCTCGTTCATAATTCGTTTACCTAAAGCTTTTAAGCCACCACCTTTTGCAAGCATCACTCTTTGATCACCAGCAAATCCTGCAATACCACCACCGGCCATTGCATCAGGGTCACCGTCAAAATCTTTTAGCTTATCACCTAAATCTTTTTCTTTTTTCTTTTTGAGTCTTTCAACAGATTCTTTGTTCTGTCTTTTCATTCTTGCTAGCATCTCTGCTTCTGTTTCTGTTTTAGGTCTAGGTTTGAAAGGGTCTGTAATTCTTGATTCAGGAAAAGGAATAACTTTTTCAGAGCTCTCCATATCCTTTGCCATTTTTTTTAAATTTGTAAGTTCGCCTGGATTAGGAGATCGTCCTGCCTCCTTGGTAAATCTTTTTATCAAACCCATCAAAATAAACTTCATTAATAATACCTCTTCGGTCTAGGGTCTTTTGGTTCGTCTAAATAATCTTCAGGGTGTCTGATTAAGCCTCCCTGCCTGAAACGCATAATCGCTTGTGTTGTAGAGTCCACAAGGTCGTCGTGATCACCGTTAGGAAAAGCTGCGCACTCTTCAATAACCTCCTCCGCAAATTTCTGATCTGGCGCCCATATCATTCCAGACTCGAAAAGAGGTGCTACGGCGTTTACTCTTGCATGCTTATCATTTCCTTTGCTTGGTGTAAAGTTAATTACGGGTATATTCATCTGCCTGAGCTCGTAGGTCAAAGGTAGACCTGATGCCTTAGATTCAATGATTACAGATTCAGGTTTCCAATATTCATACTGCTGTAGAGCCACTCTCCTTAATTCAGGAAACTCGTATCTGCCTTTAAGAGCATCTAATAATATTAGATTAGCTGGACTATCTTCATTGGGATAGAAAATACCCCATGTTGTAATTGCTGAATAATCCGCTGACTGCTTTTTTAAAAATGCTGTATCGTAAGATTGTATAACATGTTGAAGAGGAGGAATATCGTCCTTGTTATAGAGTTGCCACCATTCACGTTTTAAAATCGCTCCTTCCTCTGATGTAGGTTGTTGCATCCACTGCGCGTTCCATTTATTAACGGGTAGTGTAGCCTTAACCTTTTCCAGCTCGTCCGTGCTCCAATATTCTGGCCACACTGGTCCGTGGTCCAAGAGCGCCGGAAATTCGACCACGTGCCACTGATCAGACTTTGGTTCTTTTTGATTCGCAACTAACTTTGCTGTGAGATCTTTAATCGACCATCTTGTCATCACCAACACAATCTTACCGCCTGGTTGCAGACGCTGACGTGGTCCTGAAGTATACCACTCGTATGCTGACTCTAATGCTGTAGGGGACAACGCGTCTTGCTCCGAGTGTGGATCGTCAATGATTAATAGGTCCGCGCCCCGTCCCGTAATAGCTCCACCTACACCAGCAGCAAAGTATTCGCCGCC